AGTAGGTTTAGTAGATATTCAAGCAGGTGGAAATATATCTATTCAAGTAGACGAACATACTCTTGACACAGGAATAGGTTCAGTAAATATAGAAATTGCCGTAGAAGTATTGCAAGAAGGAATGCAACTTAATACATTCATTGGTGATGAAGAATCATTCACTGATGTAGTTATATCTCAAGCAGGTATTGCTTTAGCTATAGCAGAACCAGAAATTGTAGTAGATCTTAATACTCCTGTAGATGTTACAGGCAGTAATTTAGCTATTGCAATAGGTGATGAGGAAGCCTTTACTAATGTTACTGTAGAAGTTACGGGAACATCTATGACATACGCTTTTGGCGATGTTGTTCAAGAGAGTAAATATTCAGTAGATGGGATACCTTTATCTGGTGTAATAAATTCAGTAACTATTAATGCTAGTGCTTTAGTAACTCCTACAGGCATAGGGTTGACACAAGAAGTGGGGCCATTTAATGTAATTGCGTGGGCTGAAGTAGATGTAGGTACACCTGTTGTTTGGACACCTATTGATCTAGCAGCATAATTATAGTAATATTGTAATATATAAAAAACAGGAGCATAAAATTTTATGACATCAAGTTATTCAGATCTCGGTTTAGAACTTATGGTGACTGGCGAAAACGCTGGTACTTGGGGAGATAAAACTAATCAAAATTTAAATTTAATTCAACAAGCTATTGCAGGTTATGAACAAGTAACATTATCAAGTGGCGGAACGTTAACTCTTGCTATGACAGATGAAACTCTTTCAAATGCAAGAAACATGATAATTAAATTTGCTACTGCAACTATTGCAGCAAGTACAATTTGTACTATACCTGATGGAATAGAAAAATTTTACATATTCGATTGCAGTGGATTAACTAATCCCTCAAACTTAACAATTAAAACTGTATCAGGAACTGGATTTTCTCCAGACGCAGCAAAAATTTATGCAGCTTATTCTGACGGAACTAATATAGTTGAAATATCTTTAGATACTTTAGGTGGAACTATTGGATCAGCTCAATTAGCTGCTAATTCAGTTTTAACTGCAACAATTTCAGACAATCAAATTACAACTGCAAAAATTTCAGACAATCAAATTACGACAGCAAAAATTTCAGACAATCAAATTACGACAGCTAAAGTTTCAGATTTACAAATCACTACAGCAAAAATTGCTAACGATTCAGTTACGCCAGATAAATTATCAAACACTGCGGTAACTGCAGGTTCTTACACAACTGCAGATATTACGGTAGATGCACAAGGAAGAATCACATCCGCTGCAAGTGGAGCATCAGGCGGAGGAAGTTACGTATTCAAGTTAGGAGCAGGAGGTCCTTCTTCAGGAAATTACACAGCTAATGCTGCGGCAACTTATGCTGCTATATACGCTTATGGCGGCGGAGGCGGAGGTGGCGGCGGCTATAATGGCCCCGGCGGTAATAACGGAGGAAATGGAGGCAATGGAGCCTACGGTTTTATTTCTTTAGATGTAACCGCACCTTTTTCTCAACCTTATAGTGTAGGAGGCAATGGCGGCGGAGGTAACCGAGGAGCTCCAAGAGGTAATAGCGGCGGTACCGGAGGTAATACTAATCTTACAAATGTGTTTACTTTTAATGGCGGCGGTGGCGGTCAAGGAGGAACTTGGGATAGTGCCCCACCATCAAATAATGGTTCTAATGGTAATACATCTATATCTAACGGCACGTTTATTCAGACAAGTGGTAGATTCTTTGGATCTATGGGGGGAGCTGATGGAAATAGTCAAACAATTTCATCTTATGGCGCTTCTGGTACTGGTGCACCATCTGATGGAAACGGTAATTCTGGAGTAAAAGGTGCGTTAATAATTATGGAAAACACAGGAAGCTAACATGGCTAAAATAGTTTTTAAAAAAGATACTGAAAATCAAATAGGAGAACTTTGTCATATAGTTCGGGATCAAGCCTTTATGGATTCAAATAAAAATTTTAATGAAGCTGATTATACTATTTTAGATATAACAACTGAAGAATTTAATGATATTAAATACGGTCAAAAACAAGTAATAAGCTACACTGGTTCTAGTGTTAACTTTTTCGTAAGAGGAACACCAGATCCTGCGGCACCTAACCCATCAGCAAATGGAGGACCTTTTTTTAGCACAACTGAAGATTTAAGAGAGTATATAGACTCTAGTTTAAAAATGTTTAAAAATTATGTAGAAAATAATTCTGAAAAACCTTTAGTAGCTATTGTTAATTCTTATATAACTTATTTAGAAAGATTAAATATTTCAACTTTAACTCCTTTAAATATTAGCTTAGAGCAATACGTAAGCGACCAAGGACAAGATTCAGTACATATATTAGAGTTAATTTAGTATTATAGTCTTTACTTTACTTTTTGTAAAAAAACGTATATTTATAACTTTATGTTTAACAATATAATAGAGTTTATTGCACATGAAGATTATGTTGATCTAAAAGAAGATTACCCAAATCCAATAAAATTAAATATCCCTGAATGGTATAAAAAACTAGAACATACTATAACAAATACAACTGTTAAAGGATGTATGCCTTTTTTAGATACATTAACAACTGGCTATCTTCTAAAAGTACCTCGAGACTATGGTTTCGTACATAATAAAAAAAATAAAGACGGACAACCAGACATTGAATGGCATCCACTTGCTGTAGAGGGTAATTTGTTTAGAGCAAAATCTATAAATTTAGGTGGGGAAGCTCCAAGTGTTCACCCTGTCAAACAAGTTTTAGGTTCTTCTCTTGCTGAAAAAAATAAACAACTTCCTTTTTTAAAAATATTTAACCCATGGATTATAAAAACTCCACCAGGCTATTCTTGTTTATTTGTACCCCCATTAAATAACACAGATGATAGGTTTTCTATAATTCCAGGCATTGTAGACACAGATACTTTTACACAAGAAATTAATTTTCCAATAGTCATTAACGGAGATAAATACCCTATTTTAGATACCGTAATTAAAAAAGGTACTCCTTATGTTCAGGTAATACCTTTTAAAAGAGAAAGTTGGAAAATGAAAGTAACAGGTGTTTCAACTAATTATATGAATAAACAAAAAATGTTTTTTAATTTAAAATTTTTGCATAGGTATAAATCTAAATTTTGGAATAAAAAAAAATGGATTTAAAGAATTTTATATCCGTTTACGATGATATCATACCTAAAAAAACTTTTAGTAAATTATTAAAAGTTTGTAAAAATTTAGATTGGGAAAAAGCTACGATCTCTCAAAATAAATTAAATGAAGATATTAGAATAACACAAAAATGTGATCTAGAAGATATTAGTAATTCAATGACTACTGTTCATTGGTTTCACATAATGAAAAAATGTTTTAATCATAATATAGGACTATACATACATAAAAACAATATTAAAATTTTATATAGAGGTGAAGTGGAAAGCATACAGGTATTAAAATATAGTAAATTTAATCACTATACTTGGCATTGTGATTCATCTCCTTTTAATCCAAGGACTTTTAGCTGTATATATTTTTTAAATGAAAATTACGAAGGGGGGGAACTTTGTTTTAGAAATCCAGACGGAACAGAAGAATTTATAATACCTAAAAAAGAAAATAGAATGATAATATGGCCCTCTTCTTTTTTATACCCTCATACTGTAAAACCAATTACAAATGGAGAAAGATATACTATTGTATCATGGACACATTAAAAGAATTTAAATATAAAAAAATAAACAATTTTTTGACAAAAACAGAAACAAATATTCTTAAAGATTACTGTAGAATTAAACATCGATTAAATACAGAAGAATTTTGTGATTTAACAGCTACTCTAGATACATCAATTTATGGTGATCCTTTAATGGAATCTTTGTTATTAAATAAAAATTCACAAATGGAAGAGATTACTGGACTTTCTTTAAAACCAACTTACTCTTATTGGAGAATGTATACTAAATTTGCAGATTTAAAAAAACACGTTGATCGCCCTGCTTGCGAAATTAGTGTTAGTATAAATATTGGCAGCGATGGAACTTCTTGGCCAATTTTTATAGATGGAAAATCAATTGATTTACATCCTGGGGAGGCTATAATATATTTAGGTTGTGAGCTTTTTCATTGGAGAGAAGAATTTAATGGAGATTGGTGCGCACAAACATTTTTACATTATGTCGATGCAAACGGTCCTTATGCGGATCAATGGAAAGATAAAAGAATAAAATGGGGAACAAATCCCTATAAACAACAATAGGTAAGTAATATGAAATTTATACAAAAAAATGACGGTTCTTGTGATATTATTTTTGAAGAACAAGAAATTAAAATAATAAAAGAAAAAAAGAAATTACATTTAACGGCACTAACTCTTAAACATTTTGGTAATAATATAGCTAGAATTTTAATGGATTGGAATAGTAATTTTAATGATGAACTCAAGAAGTTGCAGACAACAGAGGACACAGAAGTAAAAGGAAAATAAAAATATTTAATATTTTTTTATTAAAATGAAAATAATATTAATT